TTACAGTCAGTCCAACCCTCTGAATATATGGGACAAGATTTTACTAAATTAGGAGATTTATTAGATGAATTAAATAATTTACCAATGAATAAATCTAAACCTATGCAAAAGAAAATGGATTCTATGACAGAAAGAAATACAGATTTAGTAGCAAGGGCGGCTGAATTAAGAAAAGATTATGAGATTCTATACCGTCAATTAAGAGGAATGGTATATCCAAAAAGCAAAGGCGATTTAGGAGAGGAAAAAGATGAGTGAAGAAAATAATGAGATGTTAATGTTGTTAAAGACATTAGTAGATAAAGTAAATAAATTAGAGAATGCAGTTTATGATAAAGATAATATTCTGATGAAATCAGGGTTTGTAGTAGTAAATACACCTACTCCATCTATTGATAATTCTAATGCAAGCGGTAGCGAAGTAGATAGGATAGCAAAGATGGATTGGGAAGATATTGGTAAAATGGTATCTAAATTAGAAGGTGGTTATTAATGCCAGAAAAAGTAACAAAAGATGAAAAGATAGCAGAATTGCTAAAGAAAGCCGCAGAAAAAGCAGTTGAATTAATAGGTAATTATGATGATTTTAATGAAGATGATTTAACAGGTGAAGAAGTTAAATTGAGCCGACCTAAAGCAACAAAGGTTCCTGATGCTAAAGGTAGTGATGAAGAAAAGACTAAGATTAGAGATGAAGTAATTTCTAAAGAATCTAGGAGACCATTTGAAGATGAAGATGGATATATGACACGGCCAAAAAATGAAAGTGTTCTTGGGACAATTTATGGAGAAATTATGGAAAACGAAATGCCACATAAATTAAAAGTATTCTTTAATGAAAATAAAAAAGACATTCCTACCCAAATAGTAGGTGAAGTGCAAAAAACAATAAATCAACTTTCTATTTTTGAAGATAAAGTAGGAGATTTTTTAAATAAATACGATTATGGTTATGGTGGAGACCCCACCAAATTAGACTGAGGGATAGAATTGCCTATTTCTGGGGTCTTTAAAGATAAAAAGGATGCACTTACAAAGCGAGTGCTAGACTTTTTTGAAGATACTAGATACAATTATTTGTCTGCTAAAGAAGATACTAAATCCTATGGGACAGCATGGAGTAAATCTATTGATAAGATAAGAGAAGACTTTGATGGGTTAAATGATTTTTCTAGGGAATTAAAAAGATACTTAGAAGAAGATGTTGTATTTGCTAAAGAAGTAAAAGACGCAGAATCTCATCAAGCAAAGGAATTATTTAAACAGATTAAAAATCTAAGATTTAACTCCACAGAAGTAAATGACCCTTTTACTACTCAAATGGGAAACAAGGTGATTCCTAATATAATAAAAAGGCCTGAGTTATATGCCGCATTTATTCATTATGCATTACGTTCACATGCTCATGCTATCGGAGAAAAATCATGGGCGGCTAAAGGTCATTTACCTGATATAGTTACAGAAGGTTCAACAGGACTTGATTTAGCAATTGATGATATTCCACTATATATTATAGAACATTATGGTGATGATGTTGATACTGATAGAGTTAAGCCTAAGTTTAAAGGTGCTTTAAAAATACTAGAAGAAGTATATCTTGTCGAAAATGATGAGAGTAGTTGGACTAAATTGATTCAATTAGATTTAAAGAAAAGTGATGAAGAAAAAGCAGAAATTAATTTTATAATACCAAACAAACCAATGTATCGTATATTTGAAATAAATGATATGAAAGAGTTGAAAGGGTTTAGTGGAGAGTTTGTAGTGCAAGAAAAGTATGACGGCATTAGAATACAAATACATAAAATGAATGAACAAATTAAAATATATACTTACAATGAAAAAGACATTACAGATAAATGTGATAAAGTAGTAGATAGAATGAAAGCCAAACAGTTTGGTGATTGTATTTTAGATGCTGAACTTATACTATACGACAATAAAGAACCATTACATAGAGCAGATACTATTGCTCATTTATTCAAAGGCAAATATAAAGATGCAGTATTAAAGGCTAGAGTGTTTGATATTATGCACCATGAAGATAAGAATATATGTGATGACCCATTAAGAGAAAGAATAAACATTTTGTTTTATCAATACTCTCAACAATCATCAGATGAATTATATTTTCCTAATAAGAAAAACACTAGAATAGCAGATTCATTACAAGAAGTAAAAAAGTATTCTAAAGATATTATGGACTCTCCTACTTCAGAAGGAGTTGTAATTAAAGATATTGAATCTACTTATTACATAGGTAGTAAGAAAAATCCTAAGTGGGTTAAATGGAAGAAGTTTGTAGATTTAGATGTAATAGTGTTAGATAAAAAGAAAACTAAATCTAATTTATATTCTTATACAGTTGGAGTGGGGCCACTTTCTGGAGAAGAATCAAGAGAACATAATGGCACAGAAATCGAAGGAAAGACATACCTTCCTGTTGGTAAAGCATTAAACACTAAAGAAAATGTGGATATTGGTTCTATTGTAAGAGTTAAAGTTGATGAAGTAAAAAGAAAAGGCACAGGATATAGTTTGTTTTCTGCTAAGGTTATAGAAATACCAGAAGTAGAATCACCAGAAAAACTAATCACGTTAGAATTATTATCAACAGAAAGTAGAAAATCATTAGCCTATGATATTCAAGATGCTTTATTGAAATATACAATAACTGATGGTATTCATGGAACAGCAGATATTATTCTAAAAGGGGACTATGACGGGTTTACAATATATGGATTTGAAGGAGATTCATTAATGGAAAAGAATGCTTTGGTTGATATTGATTCTTGGAAAGAACAATTAACTCAGATAACTAAAACTAAAACTTCTGAAGCAAGAGGAACAATAAAGGAATGGCTCAAAATAAAAGACCCTAATCAACAAGGAAAGGATGTAAAAGAAATATTAGAGTTTATTGTAAAAGAAAATCCTTCGTTGGCTAATGATTTATGGTCTGATGATAAAAGCACTAAGTCAAAACTATCACCAAGAAAATTAAAAAATTGGATGAACGACCAAACCGAGTTTGAGTTTTTAGCAAGTAGTGGAAAATATACTTTTAATGACGACCATATATCTAAGGAAGAACCAGATGAAAAGGAAGGTATATTCAAAATAGTTAAAACAGAAGATGGTAACATAGATTTAATTATAGATGTTAATAATAAACAAATGGCTTGGAATATTAATTTAGACGATACAGAAGATATATTCAATCTATTTGGTAAAGCAGGTAAATACCCTGCACAAATAGCAACTAAGGTTAATGGTGGTAAACTGCTTGATAGAGGTAAAATAGAGTTAGGTGTTCAAAAGGATGGTTATCATGAATATAGAATTAATGGAGATAAGTTTGAAACTAGATTACATTTCCGAGTAGTTCCTGTTAAAAAACAAGATACATGGCTAGTATGGACAGGATATAAACAAAAGATGCTAGATGATACAGAAGATAAGGGTGTATGGGATTTATCCAAAGATAGGTTTAAAAAATTAGACATGTTAATATCTGAATAGAACTTACTTAATATAGTAGTTGTTTAACACCTGAAGATAATGGCGCAGTCTACAATGCTTCGGTCTGATACTAAGGGTAGTTTTTCTATTCTTAAATCTGATGATTTAGTTATTGGTGGATATGCTTCTATTGAAGTAGTAGACAAACAAAATGATTTGATTACTTTAAGTGCTTTACAAGATGCAGTCCAAAAATATATGGAAGTTAAGAAGTATAGAAATGTAATGTCTAACCATTCTAACGTGCAAGTTGGAGAAGTAATAGAACAATATCGTGATAAAAACGGGAGTTTACATAAAACTCAAGTAGACGATGTTGGTTTCTATGTTGTTATTAAGTTAAGAGATGACATAGAAAAAGCAAAAGAAATCTCAAGGGGTATTCGTAAAGGAACCCTACGGTCATTTAGTATAGGCGGCCAAGCATTATCTAAGAGGAAAACCTCGACTAAGGAATTAGGCGAGTATAACGAAATAGATAAATTAGAACTCCATGAAGTAACAATCTGCGAAAAGGGGATTAACCCCGAAGCAAAGTTTGATATTCTAAAGGAGGAGAAAGATACCATGAGTGATAGATTGGAAAAAACTCTGGGCGAGATAAACGAGTTAATGAAGCAAGTTGATTCTCTCCAGAAAGAGAAAAAGGAAGAGATGCCTGTTGAAGAGAAAGCAGAATACATGGACACCAATGAAGAAGGCATGCCTTCTAAGGGCGGAGAAATGGAAATGGCTGATAATGATGCAGACGATAAATCGGAGTTAGAATTGTCTAACTACGATAGTGAGAGAAAAGGAAGAAGTGGGCCAGAAGGGTTTGTTGAGGCTGGATTGATGGGTGAGGAATCACAAGGAAAGAAATTGCCACAAGCAGCACAAGTTGGGCCACTGTATAAAGAATGGAAAAACGATGAGTTTTCTACTTTAGACCTATCTACGGCAAACGTAGAAAAAGCGTATGAAGCGTTCAAGGCAGAACAACTTGAAAAGATGGCATACGATTCATTGAAGAAGCAGTTTGAGTCTCGCTTCATTAATGAAACATCTGTGCGTAAAAGCGCAGTAGCAAGGAATGAATATGACGCAAAGAATGAGGTTGAAACACTAAGAGAGGAGTTCGCTACCCTTAGAAAGAGCCTTACTGAAAGAAATGATGAAATCATTAAATCTCAGACAATTACAGTGCCAGAAATAAATGTTGCTGAAATGAGTTGGGGAGAAGTGCATAACTTTATGGCTCAATATGAAGGAGGAAATTAATTATGTCTACAAACTATATTAAAACAATGAAAGATTTAGAAGCATCTACCTATGGTGGTAGAAGTGGATTAGGCGGTAACTCGCTGTTAAAGAGTGCCGGAGTAGTCATGGGATTACATACCGGACATGGAGGAACAGAAACTCCACAAGGAACTGCGGCTACTGGTATAGGTAGTTTGTATAACCTAGTATATGGAAAGAAAGTATGGTCTATGCTTAACCAAGAAGTTAATGCATTAGCAATGCTTCCTAAGAGACCTTATACTTCAAGTGGTTGGAGAATAATGACTGACAGACCATCTGGTGGTTCAGGTAGTAAGTTTGCTACAATTAATTCTGGTGCCGGAACAGGAACAGGTGCAATTGGTGGTTCAGCACCTAGAATAGATAATCTAGGTGGTGTTGTTGAAAATGCAAGACTAGGAACTGAATTAAAATCTATGGCACCAAGTTATACAACCTTGTTTACAAGCCCAAAAACTGTTGCTCATATGTTTGAGTTTTCAGAACTTGCGCTTGAAATGGCTAAGATTGACGATGGAGTAGGCGACTTAAGAGCATTAATTCGTGAAGATATGGGTAAACACCATGCTGAAGTGCAGAATAAAATGTTATTGATGCCTCTTGAAAACTACGACCAAACTGATGGCTCTGCTGTTATTGATGTAACTGCAAACTATACTTCTTTAATGAAGGTAGTTTCATCATCAAAAGAGATTGAAGCAATGGAAGATGCATCTTTACTTGATACAGGTGCATCAACCACAGGTGGAATTATTAACCAATTAGTTACATTGTATGGAAATACAGACAGGCAATTAGTTAACAATGCATTTAATGAATCTTTCATGGATTCACAGGTTGATTTCGGTGCTTCATACGGTGCATCAGATGCTAGACCATTGACCCTAACTATACTAAACGGTATGTTAAGAGAATTAAGAGAAAACGGTGGTAGCCCTAAAGTTATCTTGACTGGATATGATACTATCCAACATCTAGGTGATTTGCTACAAAGCCAAGAAAGATTCTTAGACAGAAAAGAAATAATACCAACACATGGCGGTGTTCGTGGAGTAAAAGGAACAGAAGTAGGATTTAGAGTTGCTACTTACTATGATATACCTTTGATACCATGTAAAGACATGCCTAAAACCGGAAATGCGGCTGAGACAGATAAACTAAGCGATATGCTTATTCTTGATACAGACCATCTATGGCTATCTGTTATGAAACCAACCCAATACTTTGAGGATGGAATTGATAACGGAAACCCATTCGGAGTTGGAAACTTGGGTAATCAAGCAATGTATCGAACCATTGCTGAAACAGGTTGCTCTTTCTTTAAGGGACAAGGAAAAATAACAAACCTAACAAGTGCTTGAGGTGATTAAGTATGACACACGTAGTTAAATTGTTAGCAGACCATAAAGGTATGACTACACCAAGAGTGCATGGTGATGAATATCTTGTGGATGCTTCAGTAAATATAACTGCATACGTGCAAGGTGGAGTAACCGTAACGGCGGCTTCACTTGGCTTAAGCCGTATTAACGCTGTATTGGTGACAGGTTGTGAGCAATTAACTCACACTGCATCAGCAGTGCTTGATACAGACGGTGCATATTTAAGCGGAACAAGTTTTAAACTTGCCTTAAATGCAGGTGATGCTCAACAAAGCGGAACAGGTGATGAAGGTATGGTTAGACTTCGTGTTTACGGAATACTCTGAAAGGAGTAGTAATGTGGCCTTTGGTCTCCCTTAATCGGGAGGCCATTGGTTACGACTTTACAAGGTGAAAACATGGCAAAAATACAATATACAGGAAATGAGCGAAATCGTTCATTAGTTAAGGGCGGTTCAATATCCCCAAAGGAAACATTGACCGTAGATGCAAAACTTGCGTTAGTCTATTTAGGCGATACTGATTTTAAAATTACATTCGATGCTTCAGATAGAGCAACACTCAATACTTGCAGTGAAGGCCAATACAAATGGCTACAAAGAGAGTTTAAAGGTAAAACACTATCTGAAACACTAGATAAAATGTTTACAGTTAAACCAAAAAAGACAATAATACCAAAGAAAAAGGTAGAACCTAAGACAGAAACTAAACCTAAAGAAGAAGTTAAAAAACCTAAACCTTTAGTTTTAAAGAAGACTTTGGAAGATTCAGAACTTTAATAAGTATAGCATAATGTGAAAGATTTAGAGGAGGACTGATATTTATGGGTAGTGGGTCAATAGCAACTAAAACACATGTATTTTTATCGGCGGCCAGCGATGCAACAATTAATGGCACAGCAGGTAGGCAAGCGGTACAACTAATTACAGGTAGACAAAAGATAGTTTCACTTAAGGTTAGTAATAATCAAACAACTGCAATGCAGATTGATTTTATTGATGGTGCGGGTGCAAGTGCATTTAATGGTAAACTAATTCACAGAGTATTCGTGGGTTCAACCAAAGAAAATCTTGATTTTGACATGCATGGTGCTATAATAAATGATGGACTATATGTTCTAGTTAGTGGCGCAGGAACGAAAGTAAAAGTTTCAGTTTCTGCTCAATATAACTAGGAGAAAATATATATGCCGGCATTAGGTAAAGACACAAAATTAGTAATGACAATATTGTTCGTAGGGGCAATATGTGGAGTAAACGTATTCTTTTATGCGGAGTTTGGTAATCTATTAGCATTCTCACACTATGCTCACGCAGTAGTGTTTGGTCTAATGACGATTGGAGGCATCTTAGTAATGAAAGCGATGTTTGACCTCGTATTGAATGACTACATAGAAATGGCTCTATTAGATAGAAAGATAGCCGCCTATTGGAGTAAAAGAGCGAGAGATGAACAACAAAGGGAAAGAGTTAGAACAAGTTTACAACAGTATAATCAACAATGGGGATATACACCAAATACCCCTGGACAATTTAATCCTACACCACCTACAACTGTGCAAGAAGTAAAGCCTTCCTTTCTGGCGAGACTTGAACCCTAAGTGATATAGATGTTGGAAACAATAGCATTTGGAATGGATGAAACTGCTCTAGCATACGATATGCAAAGAGCGCATTCTG